TCTAACGTCCCGATCTTAAACCAAAGTCCGGTACTGTCTAGTGACCTCGAAGAGGCCACTGACAGGACACCGAAAGAAATAGCAAGGGCTTTGCTCCTGGGATTTCAATCGGTCCCGGACAATGGTTTACACAACTACCTGAGTGACCTGGCGATAAATCTTATCGCCAGTGACAGGATCGTTACTACTTTATTTAATAAAGAAGAAGACGAATTCCTTGCCACTCGAGGTATTATGATGGGAGAGCCCATGACTAAAGCTATTTTAACTCTTCAGAGTTTAGTAGCAGAAGACATGGCTTTCGAAGATTATCTTAAAGATAACCCCGGAACTTCCCATAATTGGCGCTGTTTCTCGATTGGAGGTGATGATCACATCGCAATCGGACCCAGTGACTATCTTAACGGTATTACCTACCATCAAGAGATGATGGGATCTAAGATCTCACCATCCAAGCATGGTATCTCTCATCTCGCAGTAAAATACTGTGAGAAGGTCCTCCTTAAGGAGGGTTCTGACCTTTCGGTCAGGACTAGAGACATAGGTAAATCAATTGAGAACTACGAAAAGGCACTTTTCGTAGACTCAATTAAAATCCGTCTATTATCTCCCGTGTCTAAATCAATGGACGTTCGTAACGACCGTAACATTGCTATAGGCAAAGGGAAATCTTTAGGGAATACCATAAGGTGGTTGAATACTAAGTATTTTCCACCAAAATGGACCGCAATGGTTAGGAATCGCTTCATCCTTAGGATGAAGAATTACCTTCCAAAGATCGGAACTTCCCTATTCAGTCAAATACTGTTACCTCAAAACCTGGGTGGGCTGGGCCTCTTCTTAGAAGGGGAACTGCCAAGAGTTCTACTAAGTAGTCCTCTTCCAACTTTAAAGTTGGCAATCCAGTGTATTGAGGGAACAGTCGATGAACTGAAACTTCGTTCACTACGTCGGTTTACATCAAATGATGTTGTCCGAAATGTGAACGTTAAAAAGGCCTTCAAGGATTATGTCATAACTGATGTTATGTCACAACAAGGTATAACCTTGAGTGAAGTCCGTTCGGAGATTCAGGCTAAGCCCGAATCCACGAACCGCGATGTTCTTAGCAAAGCTAAGAGCATGGGCTACATGACCCAAGAAGAATTAATCGATCTTTCGATGAGAGGTCTAGTGTTCAATGAACTTCTAGATCCTAAATCGAAAGTCGATGCCTTTAATTCAACACCTTGGAAGAAAAGATATTATGACCTATGGTCAGAAATCGATTCTGAAGGTGTTGTAGCTAAACCTGAGACAGTAAAGATAATCGAGGAGCTAAGCTCTTCGTTTAACTACTGTCCTCTACGGTTTATAAATGCCGGTCAAAAATCAGTCTATGGTATAGCCAGAGATTCTGACGGTGACCCCTTGGTCGATGATCAAGGCAAACCGATTTTGATCGAACAATCGCTTAAGGAGGAGATGGAAATGGGGTTACCCATCCTTAGGATAGGGCTCCATTCATATCGTCCCGATGTTGTTAAACAACAAGAGGAGGATTTCCTCACCAAATTAAGCAAGTATCAACTCCAGCGCAAACGAAAGAGAGAGCAGAAAGACTTCGTAGAAGTCCAATCTGTTCTAAACTCTATCGTCACTGAAGCTGAAAGAATTTCTTCTTTACTCCCAGTCGAACAAGTTGTAGTTACTACAGCTTCGCAAAAACCCGCTAAGCGGGCCAAGCGGGAACAGGTGGTTCCTAAGGAACCCCGTCGTTCGGATCGACTGAGAGCAAAGCCTAGAAAATCTTATAAACTCTAGAGGTTTACCTCCCTATCCCGAAGGATGGTCGGAGGGTTTCCCTCGTCGAGTAAGCTCGCATG